TGCCGGTGGCCCAAAATGGCCCGAGGCTCTCGCGTTCGGCGGTCGTGGCTAGCCGGATCGTGGCATGACGGGCCTCGCCCCATTCTCGCGGACGATTTACGCAGCATGAACGAGCCGGAGAGAACGGCGTCATCGCAGCGCGTCCGGCAGGACGACGATGAGCAGGATCACGACGATGAACAGCGCGGCGACGGTCGCCACGGCCCGGTCGTGTCTCACGTCGGCAGCCCGAGTGTCTGGCGCAGCAGCGGCGCGAGGACGTCGACGACGACGACGATTACGGCCACGGCGCCCATCGCCCAGGCGATCCGCAGCTCGATCTTGTCGAGGCGCTTGTCCTGGTGATCGACGATCGCGGTCAGGGCGCTGATGCTGCGCTCGGTCGCCTCATGGATCTTGCCGGCGACTTCGAGCTCGCGGCTGATCTGGCCGCCGAGGCCCTCGAACAGTGTCTCGAGACGCGTCACGCGATCGCTCAGGCTCTCGGGCCGAACTGCTGTCATGCCGGGAGCGCCCGGCCGGCCGAGGAGGAAGGGACGACCGGCCGGGTCGTGCCGGAGGAGGAGGATGGTTCCGTCACGGCGGCGAGCGTAGCTTCCGCCCGGCCGGTTAGTCAATCAGTTAGTGATTAATGTCGCAACCTGTCGTCGGGTGGCGGCGAACGAGCGTTCCAATCGTTCGAGGATGTGGGGTGGCCTATGGGGGTCGAACCCATAACCTTCGGATCCACAAGACGACGGCGGGCCGCACGAATCGGGGGCCGGGTTAGTCAACCGGTTCGTCAACCGTGTCGGATGTAGTCGTCGAGCGCGTCCACGGCCTGCCGCAGCGCGCCCGGCTGGACGTGCGCGTAAACGTTCGCGGTGACGGCCGGATTGGCGTGCCCCAGCTGGTCGGCGATCATCTGCATCGGTACGCCGGCGGCGAGCAACAGCGTTGCGTGGGCATGGCGCAGATCGTGCACGCGGAGCCGCGGCAGGCCAGCAGCCTCGAGGAGCCGCGGCAGCCGATGCGTCACGACGTCGACACGCAGGCGCTCGCCTTTTCGGGAGCCGGTGAAGACGGGCGCGGCCGGATCGATCGTCGACGACCGGGCACGGTGAGCACGCAGCGCGGCAACGACCGATGGCGGAACCGGGATCGTCCGGGTCGAGCGCGCCGTCTTCCCGCGCCGGACGAAGACCGTTCCGTACTCGAGGTCGACGTCGCGCCAGTCCAGCGCAAGCGCCTCGCCCACCCGGAGCCCCGAGCCGAGCAGAAGCACGTAGAGCGCCGCGTCCCGGTCCGCGGCTACGGCGGCGAGAACCTCGCGGGCACGCTCCGCGGTCATCGCGCTGATGGCTCGATACTCCACCTTCGGCCGCTTCACCTGGCGAGCCACGTTGCGCGCCAACAGGCCGTCCGTGACCGCTTCCTCGAGGGCCATGCCGAGCGTCGTCAGGATCCGGCGGATGGTCGCCGGCGCCTTGCCGGCAGCTCGGCGTGACCGGATGAGCCGCTCGACGTCGACGACGCGCAGCTCCTCGATCGGGATGCCGCCGAGCAGCGGGCTGACGTGCAGCTCGACGTGACCGCGATAGCTCCGCAGCGTCGTCGCGCGGACGGTGTCGGCGACCTTCGTCAGCCAGGCGTCGAGAAACGTGTCGAGCGTCTGCTGTCCGTCGGCGGCAGTGCGGCCGGCGCCGACCCTGGCGAGGAGCGCCTGGAGGGCGAACGTCGCCGAGCGCTCGTCCCGCGCGACCCGGGTCAGGTACTTGCGCCGGCCGTCGGTTCCGCGGTAACCGACCTGGGCGACCCAGCGCCCGGCCGGACGCCGGAACAGGGTCCCGCTGCCATAGGCTCGCCTCCTGCGCACCGGGCTATCATGCCAGTCGCCGTCCAGCCGCGGCAGCGACGTACGCCTCGAGCTCGACGGCAGTGATCAGTGGCCGACGACCGACGTGCACCGGCCGCAGCCGCCCTGCCGCGACCAGGCGCTCGACGGTCCGGCGCGAGACGCGCAGCGCCGCGGCGACCTCGTCGAGCGTCAGCAGCTCGCTCACCACCACCAGCGCCCACTGACGATCGAGAGCGCCGTCGCGGCGACGAGGTTGAGCTCGGCGAGCACCAGGAGGCGGACGCGGCGCAGCAGGGCGCGATAGAGGGGATGCGGCGCGGGGTCGTGGAGCCAGGTGGGGAGGGTCATCGGGCCGTCAAACCCTCACGCGGGCTCTCGCCATTCGGGCGGCAGGGCGTCGAGGGCATCGTCGAGTCCGTCAAACGCCTCGACGCGAGCGGCGTACCTCGGGGGTGAGAGATTGCCGACACCGCAGGCGAGCACCGCACGCGCTGCCTCCGCCAGCCGACGCAGGGCTTCGAGTTCGGCAAGTTGCGTTGAATATGCCTCCTCGGCCATCGACAAGGCTTCCCCGCAGTCAGCAAGTTCGGCGCGGAGTGGGGCAGTGGCCTCGGCTTCGCGTTGTGGCAGTTCAGCGGTGAGTCGCTGCGCCGGAGCGGGCGGCTTCGATGGCGCACCGAGGATGGCGGCGGGCTGAAACGGGTGCTCCTCCATCGCGTGAGACTTCTCCGGGATGCCACAGACGTAGCCACATTGCCGCTCGGCCAGCTTGGTCATTCCTCCTCCTCCCGCCGCAGCAGCAGCGCCGCGACGATCCAGGCGAGCGCCAGCGGCAGCATGAGGAGGAAGCCGGCCAGCGCCAGGACTGAATGGACATAGCGGCGGATCATCGATGAGCCCATGCCGGACCCTCCCCAAGCCATGGACGTGGGCCTTGCCAAACTCCGCAGCCGCAGAGGTAGACGAACTTCGCCCCGTCCCTGTCTCGAAGCGGGCGACCGGCACGAGGCATCGACCGAAGGCACGTTCCGACGTTGTAATCCCGCGACCAGTGGCCGCACTTCGGACACTTCGCACGCTTCGGCATCGGGATCGTCACCACGTCACGCTCACCTCGCAGATGCCCATGCTCAGCGGCCCGCAGACCGCAAGGAACAGGTCGGCGTAGAGGTCGACGAGCCGGCCAGGACAGGCGCAGAAATCGACGATCGTCGCCGTCGAGTAGCCCGCTGGCCCGAACACGATGACCTCTCGGTCCCGCCACTCGCCGACGCGCAGTGCCGGGCCGGCCGCGATCCAGCCGTCGAAGCCCGGCCCGTCGGTGATGTTGGCCGTGCAGGGCGAGACAGGACCGCGGACGGCATCGAAGTTGCAGTACCAGGAGGCCACGCCGGACCTCACGAATGCCGGCGCGGCCGCGATGGGCTGGGCCGGCGCGGCCGTCGGCGAAGGTGGGGCGCCGCTCGAGCTTGCCTGCCCGTCGAACGCGGCCGACGAGGACGGGACCCGGGAGTCCCCGAGCGGCGCCCCGGTCGTGGCAGGAGCAACGTCCTGCGACGGCCGCGGAGCCGAAGCCGAAACCCGGCCGGCCAGAAAGCCGGCGGCGAGCATGGCCGCGAAGATGAGATAGAGCAGGCCGGTCGGCCGGAGCTGGATGGGCTGGCGGCGGTCGGCAATGCGGCCCGCGCCGTCGCAGTCGAGGCAAATCGGCGAACCGCCGGCCGCGCCGAAGGTCAGCGGCCCGCCGGTACCCTGGCACTCCGGGCAGACGACGAGGCGGCTCACGCCGGCACATCCCACAGGGAACCTTCCGGTGCCGGCAGCGGTAAGTCGAGCGCCGGTCCGGTCCCGTCGCGGCGGCCACCGGCGATGCGCTCCATCGCCTGCGCCGCATAGTCGGCCGAGAGCTCGATGAGGATGCTCCGTCGGCCAAGGCGCTCGGCCACGAGGCCGGTCGTGCCGGAGCCGGCGAAACAGTCGAGAACCGTGCCACCCACCGGGCAGCCGGCCAAGATGCACGGCTCGACGAGCCGCTGCGGGAACGTGGCGAAGTGAGCGCCGGGGTAGGGCTCGGTCGCGATCGTCCAGACGGAACGGAGGTTACGGCCGGTGCGGCTGCCAAGGTCGTGAGTCAGGCCATTGCCGTGGACATTGCGCTGCGTTCCGCTGCCCTCGATGGCGAGCGGCCCATGACCGCCCGCGTGCGCGCCCGCTGCCTTGCGCTGTTCCCACGTCGGGTTGCCAGCCGCCCGAGTGAAGCCCTGCCCATGCGGTGACTTGATCGACTCCGGCGAGTTCGGACCATCCGGCCATAGCGCGGGCTCCCGTACCGCGTCGGCGTCGAAGAAATACCTCGGCGACTTCGACAGCAGGAACAGGTACTCGTGGGCTCGCGTCGGACGGTCGGTGACGGACTCGGGCTTCGGGTTCGGCTTCGCCCAGATGACGTCGCTGCGCAGGTACCAGCCGTCGACCTGGAGGGCGAACGCGACGCGCCATGGGATACCCGCTAGGTCCTTCGGCTTCCAGCCATAGGGATTGTTCGCAGCCGGATAGGTTCGCGGTGTCACGGCTCGTTCCGCCCATCCCGCTGGCGCATTCGGCAGTTCTGGGCGAGCCTTCGGTATCGGCCTGTCCTGCCGGATTGTGCCGCGACACGCGCCAGCCGCCGACTGACGTCCGCCCTGCCCGCTGATGTAGGAGTCCCCTAGGTTCAGCCAGAGCGTCCCGTCCTTCCGCAGCACCCGCCGGACCTCGCGGAAGCCCTCGACGAGGCGCGCAACGTATGCCTCTGGCGTCGGCTCGAGACCGAGCTGGCCGATGTGCCCGTAGTCACGGAGCCCCCAGTACGGCGGCGACGTGACGACGCAATGGACGCTCTCGGCAGCGAGCTCGCGGAGGACGTCGAGCCAGTCGCCGTTGTATAGGGTCAGCCAGTCGTCACGATGGACGATGACGAGCGTCACCGCAGCGCCTTGAGATGCAGCGCGAACCGCTGCCCTGACGCGAGACGCTTGCCGATCGTCCCGCTGATCGAGCGGACCGGTGCGCCGACGCTGCGGCGGTGCTCGTTCCAGGCCGAGACGAGACCCTCATCGCGGTCGCCGGCCGGATCAGCGGGCTCGCTGATGACGGCGTGGCATTCGCAGTCGACCTCGCCGCGGGCGAAGGAGATGGCGAAGATGCGGTGGGCGATCATCGCAGGATCTCGACAATCCGCTCGAAGTCGCGGGGCTGCCAGACGAACGTCTCGACGCCGCAGCCGGCGAACACCTCGAGCCAGGCCAGCTGCTCGTCAGACGCCTTGCCGCGCGCCGACTTGAGCTCGACGGCCAGGATCCGCGGCGGGCGGATGAGGATCGTGTCCGGGAAGCCCGCGCCGTCACCTTGGACCGGCGTCCGCCAGCCACGGCCCGTCCAGGCCGGTCGGAAGTGGGCTACGCGCCAGTGGTAGAGGTGCGCCAGGTCGATGAGCTGGGCAAGGAAGTCGCGCTCGCTGGTCGGCGGTGGCGTGCTCACCGCGACGGTCCGGGGCGAACGGGATTCAATCATGGCGAGCGTGAAGGTCGGAACCTGCCCGGCGCCTGAGCGAGGTAAGCGTGGGTGGTGGGCCCGCCGAGCTTCTAGAGATCCGAGGTACCCCCGGTGTCACAGCCACGACGGCGCCTCGGCCGATGCTGGCTCGGGCTCCGGCTCCGGCAGGACGGTGACCGGTCGCAGCGTCGGCGCTGAGCCATCGTCGACTGGCCACTCGTCTCCGATCGCCTCGAGCCTGCTGCGGCACGCCTCCCGGTCACGGCAGCGGGGGATGGCGCTGAACTGCTCCCGGCCCAGCGGCTGCCGCCAGGCGACGAGCGCCACGCCGACGTCGTGCGCCTCGTGGCCGCAGACCAAGCACGTCAGCAGCTCGCTCACAGCGAGACCGCCAATCTCGCGATCGCGTCGAGCGGCACGTCGTCGCGGTTCATGTCGGCGAGTTGCTGTTCGGTCAGCTCGCCGCGGTGATACGCCAGCTCACGCTGCTGTCGCCGCTGTCGCTTCTCAGTGGCCTCCCGCTCGGCGACAGCTCGAGGGTTTGTCCGGTCCGCTCTCGGGCTGCCATTTGAAGCCCCCGCTCGGCGGGGGTTGGGGGCTTCGCCAACGCCAACGCCAGCGGAGCTACTAGACGAATCCGTAGTAAAGGCGTCTGTGGTAACAACGTTACGGCGTGGTGACGCTGGCACCGTAACGCGCGATACGGTGCGGAGCTTCCGCCGAGCCCGCATCCGACGCATCCGCTCGGCGACGGTGAAGTCGCCTTCCTGCCACTCGTCCCAACCATCGAGGTAGATGCCTGGACCCGGCTCGGCCGGAATGATGTCGCCGCGGTCCACCATGAAGCGATACTGACGCCGCCCGATGGCCCGCTCGAGGACACGGGGGTCTCGGAAGCGCCCGCGGTCAGGCTGCCGAGCTGCCGCACATATGGCCCGGATCATCGCCAGCGGGTCCGGGTGCTGGTCTAGGTCGGGCGACATCCGGAGATAGGCGCGGGGGAGACCGTCGCGGCTCATGCCAGCGCCAGTTCCATCTGAACGCGCTCACTCAGCCAATACCGGAACACCCCCTCAACGCGGCGCGCCTCAATGACGTGGCCCGCGGCCCGAAGATCCGAGACCCGGCCGGTGGTGTTCAGGATCCCGAGGTCGCGGACGATCTCGAGTGACGACGCGCCCGGGCGCTCGCGGAGGTAGGTGAGCAGGCGGTCGTTCTGGCTCACACGACGCTCCGCAGGTACTCGCGCATGGCCTCGCGGTTCCGCTTGTCGGTGCACCACACGTAGCCCGCTCGCATTCCGGGTTCGCTGTGGCCCTCGCACACAGTCACCAGGCGCTCTGCCAAGGGTTCGGCGCGCTTGCCCATTCGCGGCTCCGCCTTGACATGCTCGATCCGCAGCCGGCCGAAGCAGTCCAGCGCCGTTCCGCCGAGCCGCGGCGCGACGCAGCCCTTGTCGCGCGCGAACACCGTCAACGCGAGCGTGGCCGGCACCCGGTTCCGCCTCATGCGTCGGCCTCCACGCCGTAGGCCGCGAAGAGCTCGGCCTCCGTCAGCGGTCGTGGCTGCGTCCATGTCACGCGGTAGCCGTGTTCAGGAGCAGCGGCGGACGTGACGGCCTGAGCTCGGGCGGGTGGCCGGACGAGACCTGCACCACCGGAGACCTCGAGCCGGACGCTCGTGGGCCGCTCCTCCTGGACACGAACAGGCACGCGGAATACCTCCCCTCGGGGATGGGCCTTAGGCCCAGGACTCGCGGCTCTCGCTGCGGTGGTTGCCGGTGTGGCCCGCAGCGAGGCTGCACGTCGTGTCCTCGCCGTAGGGACTGCCCATGCCGCAGGCCGAGGGTTCTGCGGCCGGCGAGGGTTCGGCGTCGGCAACCTGAGGTTCCTCGCCGTGTGTGGTCTGCGCCTCCGTGGCCGCGCGACGCTCTGCGACCCGCTCGCGGACCGCTGGGCGCGGTGTGGGCGGCAGCTCGGTCGCCGTGCCTTCGATCGTCGGAGCGCCCTGCATCTCATCGGTGATATAGACGCCACCGAGGACGCGCGGGAAGGCGATCCGGAGGCCGTTCGCCTCGGCGCACTTGGCAAGCTGGTTCCGCGGCATCTTCCGCCACATGAACGTCTCTTCGCCCGGCTGGTAGAGCTCGTGCCAGCGCGCGATGCCCACCTGGTCGACGATGTGTCCGGACGCCATCACCCGGTGGACGACGACCCGCGCGACGCGCGGATGGCCTTTTGGCTCGACGCCACAATCGCAGTCCTCGAACGTCGCCTCATCCGAGCCGGCGTACTGGCTGGTCCGCTCGGCGACGGAGCGATAGCCGTCGATGCCGGTCTGATGGGTCACCTTGCCGCTGCGCTTGATTGCATAGATTTGACGCGTGAACGGGTCGAGGCCGGTGTGGCGGGCGACGATGGCGAAGAGCTGCAGCTCGGTGTCGGTGAGGTTGCCGACGCCGAGCGCGTCCTTGAGCGGCTTCAACTTCTCGTAGATGACGAGCGACGCCGACACGTCCGGGTCGACGACGGATGCGATGAGCGTCATGACTGGTTCCCCTTCGAGAGCAACCGAAGGACGCGGGCGCCCTCCGAGGTCTCCGTTTGGATGGACTGGAGCGTGTCCAGGTGTTCGCGCTCTTCCTCGGGCATGACCTCGAGAAGCAGTTCCCGATAGGCCGCGGCGACGGCGGGCCAGTTCGTCCGCGTCGAGTCGGCGTTGCGCTTGAGCGACACGAGGCCGTCAATGCCCGACGCGTCGCCGATGACGGCGCGCAGGGCGTTGCCGACGGTTCGTTCGGCGTCCTCGGCTGTCCTCTTGGCAGCGCGAGACTCGGCGAGCTGGGTGGTGAGCTCCGCGAGCTCCGACGTGGCTGCCAGCCACATGCCGTTGTCGCGCGGATGACGCGCGGCCAGGCTCCGGCGGCTCGACTCGGAGCCGTCAATCGGCGGCAGCTCGCCGCGGCTGAGGTAACCCCGGAACTCGCCGGCGAGGAACACCAGGTCGTCAATGAGCGCGTCGTCGCGCTCGACGGCCTCGACACGCGCCTCGGCGTGATCGAGGACGACGACGTCGGCGACGTCCCAGCCCGTGACGAAGAGCTGCCACTGCACCTGGCAAGCGACATCGCCGGGGATCCGCTCGCCGGAGCGCCAGCGGCGGGCGTGCGTCCACTTCGCTTCGACGACGCGGCGCACGGGTGCCGTTCCGTCGAGCGAAGCCGTCGCCCACTCGAGCTCGCGATGCTGACGCCACGTCGGCGCGGCCTTCGGGTGGCGGCCCGTCTTGCGCTCGTAGAGCGACAGGAGGACCGGCTGCATGAGCGTGCCGATCGCCATGAGCTCCTGGGTGTCGGCGTCGATGACCTCGGGGATGAGGCCGAGCTTCTCGGCGGCGAGCGTGTACGCGCTCTTGTGCGGCGACTCGCCGGCGATGACCGCGACGTCGGAACTGCCGATCGTCGAGCGCCGCGCCTCGAGCCAAGCATCCGTACCCTGTCGGATTGCGAGGGCGCTCATCGGTCACCCCAGGCTGACCGCAGCTCACTCTCGGTCAGGGCCTCCGCCGTGGCGGTTTCCTTACGACAGGAGGCGCGTGCCGCCCGGCCACGCCGTCCAGCCTCAATCTGGGCCGCGGACCGCTCTGCGACGTACCAATCGGCCTCGGCCATCGGTCGCAGGCAGGCGCTGCAATGCGAGCCCGCCGCCTCGGTGATGTGGCACGCCGGACACGTCTGTGAGAGCTTGCCGGCGCGGAGCAGCTCCAGCGTCACGCCGGCACGCTCCCCGAGAAGCCGACGAGCAGGACGACGGCATAGAGCCAGAGCACGGCCACCATGCCGACGACCGCGGACAGCCGGGCGAGCCCCGTCGCCAGGCGCCAGCCGAGCGAGGGCGGGCGGTGGGCCTGACGGTATGGCCGGTTCACCACTCGACCTCGCCATCGGCGAGCCGGATCAGGTCATTGCCGCCGCCACAGAGGAAGGTCAGGCCGTCTGCATCGAAGTGCCCATCGCCGAGATGGTCGGTGACGATGTCGTGAACGTCGCTGAGGATGGCCGCCGCCGCACGCAGGGTGGCGGCCTCCCGTTGCGTCACAGTCACGCGCCGCATCCCTGAGTCGTAGCCGAAGAACGGAACGGGGTCGGTGACTTTCACCGCACCAGCTCCTTCGCCGTGAGGTTCGCGAACCAGCGCGGCTTCGGCGGCAGGGCGTGCGCGTTCCAGACCGTCAGCCCATTGCGGCAGGGGCCGGCGTGCCCGCCGTTGCGCTGGCAGGGCAACGTCGAGAGGACCGAGCGGCATCGGGTCGGGGCGGGCGTCACGACGCGCTCTCCACCGGCCGCGGCGGGTAGGCATTGACGAGCTCGTGGAGCGCTTTGAGGTACCGCCTCGTGGGGACCTCAGGAAGCTCGCGGTTGGCCTCCCACTCGTAGACCGTCGGGCGGCTGATGCCGATGGCCTTGGCCAGCTGGGAGATGGTGACGCCAGCCACTTTCCGTTGCTCAGCGAGCGTCGTCCCGTCGGTGGTCACGAACATGCCGCCACGTTAGCCGACGTGTCGGGACGTGTCAAGCACATGAAGTCATGTGTCGGCACTGTGGCGCGACGTGCGCCATTGTGCGCCGTTGTGCCGTCTAGCCTATTGACATTCGCCTTACACGCGCCTACGGTATCTAGCCATGCGCAAGGGCATCGACGAACGCGGACCGATCGCGGCGTGGCTCATCCGGTCACGTGCCCTATTCCGCGAACCCGGCGCTGCGAAATCGTGGACCGCTGACGAGTTCCTCAGCGCGCTCCAGGCCGAGTCCGGCTGGGCGCCGACGCGCACGACCTATGCTCGGTGGGAGTCGGGGGCTGTCCGCCCCGAGGAGCCGAACCTTGACCGCGTCGTCGGCTTTTATGCGGCACGCGGCGTTCCCGGACCTGACGTTCCGCCTGCGCCCGCGGCACCGCCCGACCTGGCCACGGTCCTCATGGCTCTGGTGAAGGAGCTTGAGGAGAGTCGTCTCGAACGGGTGGCAACGGATGCTCGTCTGCGAGCGGTCGAGTCGGAGCTCGAATCACTCCGCGCTCGACCAGCAGGCGCAGGGTCATCAGAGCAGTCCGCTCCTCGCGTGTGAGCGGAATGACCTCCGCCTCCGGACCCGTTCTCGGCACGCACGTACCCCCACCCGTCCCGAGAGATCACGGGTCCGGGACGTCGACCCGACGCGCGCGCTATGTCCTGGGGGTCGTGGGCAGTCTGCCACGGTCCGCTGCGGTTGGGCTGCACGCGGTGCACGCGGTAAACGGATTCTGGCGCTGGATCGTGGCGCGTCACCCGCTCCTCCTGTTCGGCGCCGCACTCCTCATCTACGTGGCGCGGCGACCGCAGGTCCTGGTGACACCGGAGTTTCGGGGCGAGGACGGGCAGGTGTTCTACATCGGGACCTACTTCATCGGGCCGCTCGAGTCCCTCTTCACGCCGTGGAACGGATCGCTGCACATCGTGCCTCGCGCCGTCGCGCTGCTCGAACGTCTCGTCCCGGTGAGCGTCGCACCGTTGGTCGCCAACCTGGCGGCGGTCGTCATCGTGGCGGCCATCGCAACGTATGTCGCGACCAGGCTGAAGGTCGACCTCCCGATCCGACTGGCGCTGGCGACGCTCATCCTCGTCCTGCCGGGAGTGAACGAGACGCATGGCCAGATCACCTGGGCACCGTGGCATCTCGCCGTATTTCTCGTCGCCGTGCCGCTCGCGCGCCGGCCTGCGTCGCGGATCGGCCAATGGATCGAGGCGGTGGCCGTTCTCGTTGCGGGCCTCGGTGCGCCGCTCATTGTTGTGCTGCTCCCGCTCTACCTGCACTGTCGCGGAAGGCTGCTCGTCGCGGCTTCGGTCGCCGCGGGCGCTCAGCTCGTGACCGCGTTCCTCCTCCCACGCGTCACGCCGGCCGGCGGCGATCTCGCGTTCGTCGCCATCCGGGCGATTGGCGAGCCGTTCGTCGGCTGGCACCTCATCACCGGCGGCGGGCTCGAATGGCGCCTCCTGTTGGCCGGTGCGGTCGCGGTCCTGCTGGTCATGGCGCTGCGTCGTGCCCCGCGCTCGTGGCTCGCGCTCGCCGCCTACATCTGGGCGGCAACGCTGGCCGCAGTCATCTTCCGGAGTGGCGACTCGTTCGCGTTCCTCGCCAACGGGTCGAGCGGGAACCGCTACTTCCTCCTGCCGGGCCTCGCGCTGACCGCGCTCGTCGTGGCGATCGCGATTCGCCAGCGGGCGCCGGCGGCGGTCACGCTGTGCCTGGTCCTCGTCATCGGGATCATCCTGGACTTCCGGATCGCCGCGCACCCCACGCTCGACTGGGCTTCGCGGAGCGCGTGTATCGGCGGTCCCGAGCCCTGCGTCGTCCCGGTCTATCCGACCGATGTGTTCTCGATCCGCTGGCCGGGTGTGGGTGGGAGCTACGAGCCCTAGCTCGCCCCGTCAAGTCGTCTGACTAGTCTCGAGGACGGTAAAGAAGTACGGCGAAATGGCCGTTGAAGCATAGAGGGTGCTCGTTCCGCCATCGACACGCCACACGAGTTTGATCGTGTGAGAGGCCGCAGTCAGCACACCTGTGACGTAGGTGAAAGATACGTTGCCGCCGGCAGTGAGAGTGTTGAAGATTAGACCGAACGTTTGCCCCTGGCGCGTCCCATCGATGTCGACATCGAACATCGTATTGAAGCTGCCGTTAGAGGTAGCAACACCGGAGAAGATGACCAGACAGCGGACGGCGGCCGTGGTCAGAGTGACAGTCGCCCCGGTCACGTCCGTCCACGATCCGGTCGTTGAGTTTGTGAGATCGCCAGCGGTCCGGGTAACACGCGAGAGTTCCGTGAACTCCCCACCACCCGCCGCCGCGGCCCATTTGAGTCCGGTTGCCTGTGCCGAGTCAGCGGTCAGGACCTGGTCGTTCGTGCCGACCGCGAGACGCGCCGCCGTGTCCGCAGCGGTAGCGGCGATGATGTCGCCCTTGGCATCGAGGATCGTCGCCGGGATGCCCGAGGCCGTGCCCCCGGACATCAATGTCTCAACGCCAGCGTCGTCCTTGGAATACATGAGGCCGTCGCCCTTGGCGTAGACGGCAACCGTCGTCACCGCTGGTGTCGACGGCGCGGCCTCCTCGTTCCAGATCGCGTAGCCGTCGATGACGGGCGCGTCGAGGTCGCCGCCGTCGCCGGCCGTCGCCGTGTGGTTGTGATCTGTGAGTGCTGCTGGACCGCCCGTCGGTCCTGAGCACAGCGCCAGCATCGGCCAGTAGCGGGCCGCGGATCCGCCGAGCACCTTGAGCGCGGCGCCGATTTCGGCGAGCGCGCCCTCGACGTTGTCCGAAGCGTAGTAACCGCCGGTGTTTGCCGCCCCTGACGAGAGCGCCAGCATGGGCCAATGACTGACACCACCGAGGCCGACGTCGAGGATCGAGACGCCCGTCGCCTGGTGCGCCTCGGTGACGTCGTCCTCGTGCGTGGCGATGGCGTCGGCCGCAGCATCATCGGCGACGACCCCCACGCCGCCGGCCAGGAGGTCACCGAGCCCCGGGTCGAAGTTCGCGATCTTGACCATGGCCCGCTACCTCTGGCGCGGCCTCAGTCCGGTTCGATGTGGAGCGCCACCGTGAGCCCCGCGGCTGTGTACGTCGGCGTGCCGCGGGTGACGAGGATGCCGAACAGCGTCGTCGCCGCGCAGTTGATGGCGACCTCGACGTTGGCGATGCTGATCGAGTTGAGGGCCGACGCGTAGTACGTCCCGAACGGGATAACGCCGACGCACAGCGCCGCGTCGCCATCGCTGATCGAATGCGCCGCGTTCGCGGCCGCCGGCGTGACGGTCGCGCTGAACAGCCATAGCTCGCCTGCCGCGGACTGCAAGTCCTTGTCGATGACGAGGACCTTGCGCACGCGGCCCGCGCCGCCCGAGAGGCGGACGGCGCTGGCGAAGCTGATGACGGCGGTGTGCAGGCTGTCGCCCGACGCGTAGATCGCGGTGTCGAGCGTCGGCGTGGCGCTGACCACGAGAAATGCCGGACGGCGGGCCCAGAGGGCACCCTGCGCGTCGATCTGGGCGGGCGCCCAATCGCTCGCGGCAGGCGTCAGGGCGGCCAGCGTGTCGACCCGCTTGTGGCCGGCACCGATGACCGGATCGGTGGCGCCGACCGCCGAATCGATGGCGGTGATCAGTGGCACGGCCACGCCGTCGCCGCCGAAGTCGAGCTTGACGCGCTGATACTGGACACCGCCGACGTCGTCGGTGGCGATGGTCACGCCGGCGCCTGGGCTGATGGCGACGTTGTCAGCCATGCTGGTTCTCCTTTCGCTGTGAGGGTTGGGTGGTCACGAGCCGTCCTCCGACCATCAGAACACGAGCGCCCACATCACCGGCGTGTCGCTGAGATCGCCACCGGTCCCGAAGTCCTCAGAAGTCAGTGAGGGATGAGCAACCATGCCCTCAAGGAAATCGCTAGCCGTCACTGCCACGAGAGAGACCGCGATCGGGTTGCGGAACCCCATCTCAAAAGCTCCGGCAACGAGAGCCTGACTATCCGGCGGCCCATTCAAACGAAGGCTGCTCGAGCAGAACTGCGTCGTCTGGATGAAGCTCGAGACAGCGACGAGCCAAGTACCCTTGACAGCCACGTTGAACTTCGTCGGGCTGGCCGGACTCCAGACGCCCGCGGCATCGCTTTCCTCTGCCGTCCAGCCGATCGGTGCCCAGAAATCCTGAGCGACGGCAAAGCCGGCTCCGTCGTAGAAGACCTTGCTGGCGAGGCCGTCGATACGCACCATCCAGAGTGCCGTATTGACCGCTTCCGCCGCATTGCCCGCAGTGATCGGCGCCCCTGAATTCTGGTAGGCGATGAGCTCGACGTAGTCACCCGCCGATAGCGACGCGACGCCGATCGTGGGTGTCGCGGCCACGGCCCCCGTTTCTGCCATGTCCGCCCACGAGCCGCGAACATAGGTTGAGCCATTGATCCGTAGCCGGATCCCATTCCGTCCGGCGGGCGCGGCACTCACGTATTCCTCGCCGCCGATCAGCCAGAGGGCCGTCGGTGAGCCTGCCGGGACCGTCAACCTCGAGGGCGATCCGCCGGCGAAGAATGTGCCGCCGATCTCGAACTCGGCCGTCGCTAGATTGAGCGCCACGTCCGTGTTGTTGGCGATGCTCTGGGTAGCCGTCGTGTAGGCCTTCGCCGCGGCGCCCTCATCGAGGCCGACGACCATCAGCGTCGAATAGTGCTCCGGCAGCGCCGCGCCGAGCGTCATCGTCGCGCCCGTGTCCTGGTAGACCTCAGCCTCGAGATAGTCGCCAGCCGATACCCGCACGAGGCCGATCGCTTGCCGTCCTTTGAGCGCATTGAAGGCGTAATTCTGGGTGCCCCGGATCTGGACACCATTCTTCTTGACTCGGACGACCGTGTTGTTGAAGACCGAAAGATCGGGCTCGTCCCACCAGGCAGTTGCGATGACGAGGACCGTGCGTGTACCGGCACCGGTCGGCACCGTGGCGCGCGTCGGGCTGCCGCCCGAATACCACGTACCGCCGATCTCGATCGCCGCCGTATTGAATGTGACCAGTGTCGCTGTGGTCGTCGGGATCTCCTGTGTGGTCGTCGAGTAGAGCTTCGCCGCCAATCCGGGCGTGGCCGCCGGCGTCAGCTCCATGTCCACGTCGTAGAAGTCCTGCGTGCGGTTCGGCGGCCGCGAAAAGGACTTCATTGCCAGGCGCGCCGAGCGGAATGACTGCCAGCCCGGCCGGCGGGTGTGGCGGAATTCGATGCGCTGGCCCTGGTAGACATCGTTCAGATTGGCGGCCGGGAGCCGGACCTTCAGAGGCACGATCCGTTCGTCCTGCTCGCTGTGCTCCAGGAGCAGCCGATTGACGAGGGGCGCCGCCGTGGCGTACGTCGTGACAGCCGCCGCCGGTGCCACCCGATCGACGAAGCCGAACGCCGTCTCGACCGCTGGATTGTTGCCGAAGAACGCGCCGCCATTGAAGGGCAGGTAGATGCCACCGGCGATCCGCGTCGCGCCGCGCCGGAGCTTCGTCTCCATGTGCGGTGGCCAGGTCGTCACATAGTCGATGTCGGCCGGGTCGTTCGAGATGCGCAGCGTCGACGTATCGAGCGCGCTGGTGCGCGAGTTGTAAAAGGCCAGCTCGAGGTCGTCTGACGCCTCGCGGTAGCGGACGAAGAAATTGAGGCCCGATACGAGCGAGCAGTCGCGCAACACCTCGGCGCCATACAGGCCGTTGTAGTCGCGCGGGTCGAGCTGCGTCGTATCGGTTTCGATCAGGCCATGGTCGAAGATGATGCCCGTGAAACCGGCCTGGTTCATGAGCCAGGCGAGACGCGCGGAGACGGTCTCCGCCGGCCGCGGCGTCGTCGCCCACAGGACGCGCCGGCCAATGAAGCCGTTGCACTCGTCGAGCGTCAGCTCCCAGGCCCGGCCCACGCCAGTCGTGAAGACGGTATCGCCCGCTCTGTCGCCGATCTCCTGGTCGGTGACGAAACCGTACCACGCCACCTGGCGGCCGACGGGCGCGGCGGTCTCGACCATCTTCCACGGCTTGTAGGCGACGAAGTCGAGCGTGCCCCCGGGATCGTCGACGATGACGTGGATCGTGTCGGCCTCGCCGATCGTCGCCTTCGCCGAGAAGCCCGTCTCGGTGACGAGCTGGATGGCGTTCGCGATGAGCGTGCCCGCGTAGTAGTGCTGGAGAACCACGGCTATTGCGCCTGCAGCCGACTCGTGTTGCCGGCCCGCCTGACCGCGACCTGCGCGCGCGTGACGGCCTGTGCCGTGACGTTGACCGTGACGAGCGGTGGCTGTCCGAGAACGGAGCCCAGGTGGTTGATCGCGGCGATGATGGCCGCCGAGCGGTAGCCCTCGTTGACCTCGCCGGCCCGCAGCTGAGCGAGGGAATACTCGGAAGCGGTCGCTGAGCGCGCCGCCTGGCGTTCGCCGCTGCGGGCGGCCGCGTTCGCCTCGCGGCTCTGTATCCGTGCCTCGGCCCGCTCGCCGCGCTCGTCGGGCGAGCCGGACACGTTCTTCGGCGCCTTGGCGACGGCGAGCTGGGCCTCGATGCTGGCACGCATGGCCTTCAGCTCGGCCAGCGCCGGACTGTTGAGGAGGAGGACGCTCTGGGACTGGTCGATGGCCGTCTTTGTGGCCGCGAGCTGCTTCTCGAGGTCGGCGACCGTGAGGACGTTCTGCGTCGCCGAGGCCGCTTGGCGCGCCCGGACACCGGCGACGCCCTCTTCCGCCTGGCGCTCGAGCTCCGTGGCCACAGCATTGGCCACGAGCGCAGCCGGGATGGCGACAGCCGCCACCTTCAGGACGGTCGGGATGACGCCGCCTCCGCCGCCCGCGCCGCCGGCGCCGCCTGCGCCGTTGACGACGCCGGCGTTGAGGTTGACTACGCCGGCATTCATGCCGAGCACGCCCTTGATGAGGCCCTTGCCGAGCTCGCTGACGATGGACCCCAGCGCCCCGCCCGTGAGCTTGTTCAGGCCCCAGCCGGAGACGACGGCAGCCTTCACCCAATCGGGCATGCCCATGAAGGCCGAGACGATGCCGCCCGCGAAGCCGGCCGCTGTCTCCAAGCCAGCGCCGATGGCCTTGAAGTCGACGGTCTCGATGAAGTCCATGAACTGCCCGGCAGCCCGGCCGAGGCCCTGGCCGATCTCGTCGATGGCGGCAACCACGGCCGGGTCGGCGAGCTTCGTCGTCAGCCATGTCCCAGCCCGCTCGAGGACGGGCAGGAGGCCGCGCGCCAGCGCGACTGACAGATCCTCGCCGACATCCTGGAGACGTCGCCACACCGCGGCAGGGCCCTTGCCGGCCGCCTCACCGGCCTTGCCGAACTCCAGCTCCAGTTCTTTGAGGATGATCGTCTGGGCGCCATAGGTGTCACCGGCCTCGACGAGCGCCTTGATCTGGTCCTTCTGCTGCTTGGTGAATGACACGCCGACCTTCGAGAGCGCCGTGACGCCCTTGATCGGATCGTTCAACGCCTTGCCAAGCTGGATCGCCGACGCCTTCATATCGACCTGCGCGACATCGCCGCCGGCCATCGCGACGGCCATGTCCAGCGCGGCCTTCGTGGCCCGCGGGAAGGCCTTCTTGCTGATCCCGGTGAACGTCAGCAGCATGTTCTCGCCGTCCTGGATGACCTTGTCGTCGACGGTCGTCAGGTTCTCCAGATCCTCGGCGTATTTGCGGACGTCCTTCGCGGTGACGCCGGCGATGCCGCCCGTCGATTCGATGACGGCGTTGGTCTGGCCGGTCGTCCGGGCAAGATCCACCAGCGAGCGAATACCGAAGCCCACGGCCGCGGCAAGACCCACGCCAGCGGCAAGCCCGACCGTCTTGATCGCCGTCGTCAGGCCGTGCATCGCCTTGCTGCCGACAGCGCCGAGGCTGCCAACTTCCTTGCGAACACCGGCGATCGTCCGCGACGCGAGATCCTTGGCGCGGATCAGGATGGCGAGTTCCTTGGTCGCCATCTCAGTCCTCCGGGTAGAGCAGTTCCCGGAGCTCCGGCGCGACCGTCTTGGCGATCGTGTATTGCTCGCCAAGCGCCGCCCGGTCGGCCATGCTCATCGCCGGCGACGCGCCGCGTGCGACGGCTTCGGCCGTGTCAATGACCGTCTCGGCCTCATGCAGCAGCGGCAGCACGCGCTCCGCGAACAGCACGTGGTGGGCTGCAGAACGGAACTCAGCCGACGCCAGCATCAGGTCGTCGCGGCCCCAGCCACGGGTCGTGAGGAGGACGTCGTAGAGGAACGCCCCCTCGATGCCCTCCGGGTAGGTGATCCGTTCGCCCGATGTCCATTCGGTGAGCGCCCGCCGGAGCCTTTTGGGAGCTTGCGCGGGGCCGTCACCTCATCAAGCTTGGCGGCGATGAGCGTCTGCGTCTCGTCGTCGAGCAGCGCCGCGTTGGCGACCGTGACGTCCATCGCCTGGCCATCGGGACCGAGCAGGTTCCAGCGAACGACGCCGATCTCGATGAGCTTGCAGCGGGCGGCCGCTGAGTCATAGTACTGGTAGCCGGTCGCCGCCCAGCCCCACACGCCGACGCGCTCCATCTCACCCGCGCCTAGTTCCTGGCGATAGACGACCTGGTCGCCCGCCTCGTGGGGCGTGCCCGGGCACTGGCACGGCCCCAGCGGCAGGACATCGGTGCGGTTGGGATCCGCGAAGCGGCTGGCGTTGAAGCTGCTCACGGGATCGACGCGACGTCGTTGACGCCGATGATCTGGATCCGGCCGCCGAGCGTCGCGTCATAGACGAACGAGCCCTCAAGGCCGTAGAGCGCCTGGCCCTCGTGCTCCGTCCGTGACACGACGCGGAAGCGAACGCGCGCATCGATGGTGAGGACGTTGTTGCCCGAGCCGTCGATCAGCATCCGCCAGCGCCGCTCGGTGATGACGGAGCCCGCGACATTGTAGATGTCGTGCGTGTCGGTCTTTGCCGTCGAGCCGATCTTGATGCCGGCCGTGAACGTGATGCCGGCCCTGCCCGACACACCGTACGAATCGGCGAGGTCCGTCGCCGAGCCATGGGCTCGCAGGGTGTACGGCACGCTCGAGGTGAGGCGGAACATTTTGAGCGACGTGGCGAGCTCGGCGAGCGATCCGAAGGCTGTGCCGGTGGTGCCTTCCTTGAGCAAGGTCAGGTGGCCTTCCGCCGTCTCCAGCGTGGCCGGTGGTGACAGGGCGGCGGTCCGGGCAGCGATCGCCCGGTCGATACCGATGCCCGTGACATCCCACATCCACGGCGCGTTGCCCGGTGCGGAGAGCTCGTCGAAGCCGAGTGAGACCTCGGTCGCCAGGCAGCCGTGGATCTCCCACTGGTCGAGCGCGTCCTCGGAGCCCATCTCGATCGTGTACGGCTTCGGCGTCAGGGATGTGGAATCCGAGGTATGGGTGTACGTGTACGGCCCGACGCCCGACGGCGCGCCGGCCACCGCGAGGTGCATGTCCGGGATATGCATGTAGTCCTGGAAGCGCAGCGGCGCGGCGATCTGCCAACTCGCGCCGCGGACACCCCACGAGCCGCGGCCCGGTGCTTCGTCGTCAAGTCGGCCGAAGTCCTCGTCCGGGTTGAGGTAGCCGCGGTCGAGGTCGAACGCCGTCGCCTTGCCGGGGAAGACAGTCGTCGCGGCGACGGCCGTGATGTAGGCCGACTGCCGGCCGAACTGAATCTTGTCGAACACCATCTCGGCCATTGGTCAGTCCTCCGATTTGCCGGAGGCTGCCGGCGCAGTGGTCTTGCGATAAGGCCCGGCGACGAGCTCGGCGACGAGCTGGTCGAGACCCTTCTCCGTGTCATCACCTCGCCTCGAGGCGAGGCGTGCCAGGTCGTTCTCCGTCAGGTCGCTAGCAGGAATGCCGCTGATGAAGGGCTCGCCGGCGTCGGTGCCGGTGTATCTGAGGACAATGCTGGTGCTCGTCGGGTCGATCTTCACGGGGGCTCCTTCACAGGCTTTCGAGGTAGGCATCGATGACGGCATCGATGGCTCGCAGCGCGGCGTCCTCGCCCTTCTCGAAGCCGCGCTCGACGAACGGGTTGGAGCGGGCGCCGGGGTGCTGAATGTTGCCCTGCGACTTCGGGACGCCGGCCGCCTTCTGGTCATGGAAGCGGATGCGGTGGGGTTTCGTGCCGCCGATGACCATGTGCCGGTAGAACGCGACCTTCGGGCGAGCCGACACCACGGCCGCCGGGAGGTCGCGCTTGGCCTTGCGGGCTGAAACCGCACGGCGCAGCTTGCCCTTCCGGCGCGGTGCCTCCGCCTGGACGTACGGCTTGATCGCCTTGGCGCCGGCGGTCGATGCCTTCTGCAGCGCGGCGTTCATGTGCTTGCCGCCGAGCCCATCAAGGGCAGCCATGACTTCGGGCATGCCGCGCACGTCGACGCCGACGGCCATCAGGCCACCAACGTCACGGTGTCTTCGGTCCAGACGCGGACCCTGATCCGCAGGATGTCGTACGTCGGTCCGGCGTAACGCTGGTCGTCGATCTCCCACGACACCGGCAACGCCTTCAGCACCGTGGCCGAGAGGCCGAGCTTTGTCGCCGCGTGGGTGGCATCGAGCAGGACGCCGACCCACTTCTGGAGCCGTTCGGTCTCGCGCGGCATGTCGTGCTGCGCCCGGTCGAGGTAGAGGACGACATCGAAGTCCGTCTCACCCTGGCGAAGCCCGCCGCCGCTGTACACGAGCTCGCCGGTCCGCGTCCAGACGATGAGATACGGCGTCTGGACGGCGGCATTGGCGGCGTGCGAGGTGGCGGCATGGATGGCCGTGTAGCCGGTCGGCGGGGTCAGCGCCGAGTAGCGCGTCGCGAGCGCCTCGGCGATGGCATCGATGTCGAGCGTCATCGGGGATGCGCCGTGTAGATCTCGAGGACCCGCCGTTCCTCACGACTGAGGTAGGCGATGAACGTCCGGTCGCCGTCCTCGCCGATCGTGATGACGTCGACGTTGCCTTCCTTGCGGCGCGCCCATGCCGCCGCCACACACGTCAGCGCGATCGACGTGATCTCGTCGGGGATGACCGCCCAGCCGAAGGTCGCCGTGACGGCCACCGTCCCGAAGCCGCGCGAGAAGATGGACACCGAGCCGGTCGGCCGATCGGACAGCCAGATCTCCTCACCCGGCCAGCCCGTCAGCCGTTCCTGGGCGACGGGCCGGATGAAAATGTCGGCCGCCGCAGCCGCGACGGCTGTCGCGCCGGTGGACGGGGCGACGGTCAGGGTCGTGATGGCCCGGACGCCGGCGACCACGGACAGCCGATTGGTCCCGTTGCCATCGAACGTGTAGGTGACCGAGGCAATCGGCGCGATGACCCGCCCGACCCGCCATTCGATCCAGCCGTTGACCCGGTCCACGAGTTTGCCGATGAGGACGTCATCGGTCGCGTTCGTGATGCCCATCGCTTCCTTGGCGAGGGCCGTGGTCGCGTAAGTACCGATGGCCGTGGCCATTAGGGCAGCCTCATAGCGTCAGGGTGGGGTCGGGAGCCGGCGGGATATAGGCGGAGAAGCGGCAGGAAAGCGGCGGTTTATTCCAGCCCGAAGCGCTGTTTCCAATCCCTGACCGTTCTCGGGCTCCTGTCGAGTTCCTCGGCCAACGCGTCGACCGTCACAGGCCGCCCAGCGGCCGTGAGTGCCGTCCGTGCCGCCTGGTACAGCGAGCGGATCACGGCTTCGTCGAGCTGCGGCCGGCCGCTGTCCGCTCGAGCGATCGGCGGGTCGAGCCCGCGCTGCGTCCACGGCAACACAAAATCGCGGCCACACGACGAGCAGGGATTACCCGCCGTCGTGTGGCCGCACCATCCGCAGACGAACCTGGTCGTCACGGATCAGTTCAGATAGGCGGTCGTGGTCAGCGTCACATTGGTATTGGCCGAATAGACGACCTTCACGAAGCGCCAGAAGACGAGTTCCTGGAGCAGATAAGTCGTCGTCACGGCCGTGGTGATCGTGATCGCGGTGAGCACGAACGTTCGTGGCGTGGCCACGAGCGAGTAGGGAATGTTGAACCAGGTGGTGCCGTCGACCGAGCCCTGGATATTGGCCGTGACGGTCGGCGTTGCGCCGATCGTCGAGGTGATGACCACGGCGCCTCCGCCGTCACGTTGAAGGCGGAAGGCCGTGTTGGTCGTGTCGACATTGCCTGTTTGCGCGGTGCCTAGCGTGACGGCATCGCCGGGGTTTGCCTGGACGGTCGCCATCGCCTAGCTCCTACTTCGTCTTCGGCTTCGTCATGGACTTGTCGGCCGGCTTCGGAGCTTCCTTGGCCTCGGCCATGTGGTCCTCCTGCGCAGGCAGCAGGTTGGCGCTCATGAGCACCTTCAGCTCATCGAGCGGTTCGCTGGCGGCAACCAAGCCCCGCCGCTGTGCATCCTTGGGAGTGATCCCGAAGGCGGCATCGGGCGAACCGGCCGGCACGAGGGCCGACCAGTCCGCATTGACGTACAGAACGTCCGTCATGGCTATGCAACCGGCGGAACGACGTACAGGACGACGTCGAACTTCCCAGCCGTGAGGTCGGCCGTCGCGATGACGATCGAGATGTTCCGCGCGGCCGTCGTCTTGACGGCGGTGCTGTCGGTCAACGCGCCTGTCGTCGGTGACGGCAGGACATTCTTGAGGACCGGGGTGACGTCCCAGGTCGCGACGGCAACGGCCGTCAGAATGTCGTTCGCAGCCTCGACCTGGCAGGCGATCGTTGCCGCGCCGCCGGACGTGAGCGCGGTGAGGACGTTCACGTAGCCGCCGAGGATGACCGAGCCCGACGGGATCGGTGTGCCGGACGTGATGGCGATCGTGCTGGCCGCGCCGCCGTCGACCGCGAAGTCGTAACGTCCGCGGACGATCAGGATGGCTCGGATGAGCGCGTCCTCTTCGAGGGGGGTGGGTGGGCTGATAGGCATCGGTGGGGTCTCCTTTCAGGAGTCAGCGGAGACCTAAAGGCCGGTCACTGTGGCAAACGCGGCAGGTCGGTAGTCCGCCACGGCGAAGCGCCGATAGAGCAGGAGCGCGACCTTCCGTTCGGTGAAGAACGTCGAGTGCTCGGTGCTGATCTCGACGACCAGCCCCTCTCGCTCGCGGACCGACGCCCACGTGCCGAAGGCGCCCACGCCGGCGGTGCCCGCGGCGCCGATGCCCGTCGTCTTGCGGACCGGCAGGCCCCACAGGTTCAGCGCTGCGCTGTCCGCGGGGTTGCCGAGGATGTAGACGCCGTCCGTCGTGCGCGTCAGGCGGAGGTTCTGCCAGTCGGTCGGGTGGATGACGATGGCGTCAACCGTGGCGTCACCCGTGACCTCGACCTTCGTGATCGCCTTGTGGATGGCGTCGAACGCCGGATCGGCGCCCTTGGCCTGGGTCTGGAAGCCCGTCCGGATGAAGACACCGGTCGGGTTCGGCGTGACGCCGTCACCGGCGAGCATGAGGTTGTTCGACTTCTTCTGAAGCCGGATGGCGAGCATGCCCTGGACCGTGCCCTGGAGGCCGACGTTGTCGGCGATCGACTCATGGCTCATCGGGATCCACGTCGAGACCGTCTCGACCGGGTCCGTCGTCAGGGTCCACGCGAACGCCGAATCGGTCGCTGCCGTCGCCTCGGCCACGGCCGCGGCGTTGTCCGTGTCCGTCGTCTGGATGAAGTAGTCGACCGACTTGGAATCGGTCGGCTCATGCATGAACAGGTCTTCCACGTTGCCGTAGAAGAGCGCCGAGGGGAACGTGCCGGCGCGGTCCGCCTGCGGCGCGTGGACCGTGGTCAGGATCGTCGTCTTGAGATCGGTCTTGAGATCGAAGCTGACTGTCCCCCGGCCGCCCTTGGCGATCCGGCTGAGGATCTCCGCGTTCGAGTCGAAGGCCGACTTGAAGGCGGCATCGAATTGCGCCTTCGTCTCCAGCCGGCCAGCGCCATCCTTCGTCTCACCGGGTCGCTCGCCATCCTTGACGAGGCGGCCCTGCGGGGCGTTGGCGGCCTCGGTCGCAGCCGCGTCCTTCTCGATCGTGGCGGCCGTCTGCCACTCGCCCTGGAGCTTCGTCAGCTCGGCGGCGCGGGTGTGGTATTCGCCGACCTTCTCGGCCGGCATGTCATAGCCGTCGTCCTTCTTGTACTGGGCGAGCCAGGCACCATGCTCCTGGCGCTTCGTCGTGAGCTGGTTCGCCAGCTCGGCAGCAGTACCGGCGGCGCCCTTCATCGGCCAGATCGGCGAGCCATCTTTGCGATGCCCGAGCGGCTCAATCTCGATGCCGAGGGCAAGCAGGGTGGCGATCATCGGGGGCAGCACGGCCCCCTGGTAGCGAGTTAGTTCCATTGGTTCTCCACATGAAGAAGCCCCGGGATCACCGGGGCTCGGTTGCCGGAAGGGTGGGTCAGACCTCGACGCCGAGGAGCCGAAGCTCGCCGACGTAGATGTCCATCGTCACGGGATCGACCATCTTCGGAGGGTCGATGACCGTGAGCAGATCGCGGGCCGCGGTGAGTTGCCCGTCGAGCGACTCGACAAGCTCCTCGAGCGCCGCACGGTCCGCCCGGGAGAGCTTGCGGCCCTCCGAGGCACGCGCGGCGGCGTGGCCCTTGATCCGATCTAGAAGCGCCGGCAGTCCCTCGGAGTACCAGGAGAGCTGCTCGACAAACGGCGCATCGGATGCCGGTGCGCCGCTCTTGATCGCGAGTGTGGCGGTGCCGACGCCGGCACCTTTCAGGACAGGCGAGACCTCGAATACGTCGAGCTTGCGGAGCTCGCGCACCCGCTTGCCGTCGAACGTGCCCGGCCCGCCGTCGATGACGTTGTAGCCGTAGCTGTATTCGGCGAGCGCGCCTAGTCCCTTTACCGTTTCGTAGGCATCCCGACCATGGGTCGTCTCCAGGAAGAAGCGGCCCTTAAACACGCCGAGTCCACCCTGCTCTGAGATCGACCCTTTCCCAATCGGCAGTGCTCCATCCCAGCTCGTATGTCCATAAGCCGACATCGGGACATCCTTGGCCGGGATCGCCCCCGTCAGCGTCACGTCGCCGTCGGCGTCGATCACATTCAGGCGGGAGAAGGCAAGCTCAATGGAGCCAGTCTCATCGAGCTTCACCTCGATCGGGGTAAATGCCTTGCGATCCATCACGCTGCCACCTCTACTGGTAGTGCGGCTCGCTTGCCCGAATTGCACGGGAAGCACAGTCGTTGGAGATTGGTCTGGACATTCAATCCGCCGCGCGACAGCGGCATGATGTGATCGAGTGTCGGCTGAGCCGAACTGCCGCATTGGGCACACATGCCTATCGACATGACGGCTCGAACTTGGCCCGTCGTAATTCGATCCACCTGGCCGATGCGCCGCGATGGTAGTGTCTCAGTTTGAATCAGCGGATGCTTGACCCCCTCCGGCGTTCGGAGCATGCTTGAGGGGTGCAAAAGCGAAAGATGCCGCGCGACATGAACCAACGCGCCTGGTTGACGGTTCAGATGGCCGCTGGCGAGGCGGACCCTGAGCCTGAACCTGAACGGGCAAAAGACCCGGCATCCGTAGAGTTAGGTCGGCGTGGCGGACTGATCGGAGGCCCGAAGCGGGCAGCGAAACTCAGTCCCGAGCGTCGTCGGGAGATCGCGAAGCGTGCAGCCGAAGCCCGCTGGGCGCGTCATTCATAAAATCGTTCATTTCTGGCGTTGACTTTGGCAGGCTGCAGACCTATCGTTGCGTTGTGGACGACGACCTCATCTCCGAGGACGAGGCTCGCGGGCTGTTCGCACCTCACTTCTCGCTGATCGTCGACTGCCTTCTCGCGGGCTGGACCGCGTGGGCTGCAGTTCGGGCGACGCCCGAGGGTCGGCGGCTCGGCAAGAGCGCCCGCGCCCGGATCGTATGGGATCACGCCACGGCGAAGGCGGAGGAGCTGTTCGAAGACGTTCGCGGCATCGGCAGGCAGCGCCGCCACGGCCTCCTCATCCTGGACTTCGTTCAGGCCTTGATGCGGTTTAAGAAGCTCGACAACAGCCTCAGGATGCGAGGCATCCCGACCGGCCAGCAGCAGCTCTTCGCGAATCAGGAGCAGGTCGCTGGTGGCGGCTTGCAACTGTCCCTGTGGAGTCCGGTTCCGATGGTCGTTGCGGGTTATGTCCTCGATCGGCTCGAAACCGGGATTGAGCGGCTCGTGCTCGTCTTGATCCGAGGCAGCCGCGTGGTGTGGCAGATCGACCTGCCGCAGTCGGACGAGGCCCCGGTCGCGCTGCCCATCGACTCCACCGGCCCAACGCCCGCGACCCCGCGCTCGACCCGGCCAAAGCGGACGGAGCAAGCGGAAGCCGAGTAGATGGCTGGCCCGAATCCGGCCATGCTGACCCTCGTTCGCGAGTACAGGGGACTCACTCAGTCCGATCTGGCCTCGCGTGCCGGGCTGACGCAGGGCTACATCTCGAAAGCTGAGAACGGCATCTTCGAGCCGCCGCGCGACACCGTGGAGAGGCTCGCCGAGGCCCTCGATTGGCCCGTGGACTTCTTCTACCGCACGGATCAGGTCTACGGCTTCGGGTCTGCGTGCATCTTTCATCGCAAGCAGGCGACGCTCCCGGTTGGGGCACTCCGCCTTGTCCACGCTGCCGCGAACGTCCTTCGCATCGGGATCACCCCGTTGCTGCGCGATGTGGCGATCGACGCGGCGAACGCCTTCCCGACCCTTGATATTGATGAGTACGGCGGATCGCCTCAGCGCATCGCGCAGATGGTCCGTGCGAGCTGGGGGTTGCCACTCGGCCCTGTCGGCAACCTCGTCGCGGCGCTTGAATCCGCCGGAGGGATCGTCTACCGGATCTCCTTCGGCACGCGGCAGCTCGATGCCGTCAGCCATTGGCCCCCGAACATGCCGCCGGTCATCCTGTTGAACGCTGATGCTTCGGGCGATCGACTCCGGTTCTCGTTGGCACACGAGCTGGGCCATATGGTAATGCACCGCATCCCGAACCAGGAGATGGAGAAGGAGGCCGACCAGTTCGCCGCAGAGTTCCTCATGCCCGCTCGAGAAATCCGGTCTGATCTCCTCCGACTCGACCTGACCAAAGCGGCGCAGTTGAAGCCGTACTGGAAGGTCTCGATGGCGGCGCTCGTGCTCCGAGCGCGCGATCTCGGGGTGATAGCGCCCGGGCGAGCAAAAGGCCTGTATGCCCAGCTCAGTCGTCTTGGCTATCGGCTCATGGAGCCTGTCGAGGTCCCCACCGAAGCCCCAACGCTCGTGACGGCCATCATGAACTTGCACCAGCAGGAGCACGAGTACTCGGTCGAGGACCTCGTGTCTATCGCTGGGTTGCCTGCCGAGGAATTCAGGAGCCTGTTCGGGGAGAAGCCGCGCCTGCACGCCGTCAAGTGACAAGCCCGGGCGGTCATTAGATGCTTGAGGAGATCGTGACATGCTAGCTGTCACACTCCTCAAGCATACTGTTCACATGAACAGGCTGAGCCGAGCAGAACGGGCGCAGATCATCCGACTGCTGGTCGAGGGCAACTCCCTACGGTCGACAACCCGGATCACCGGACGGTCCATCAACACCGTGACGAAGCTGCTGGTCGAGCTGGGCGCGGCGAGCGCCGCCTACCAGGACGAACACCTGCGCGGCCTGACGAGCAGTCGGATCGAGTGCGACGAGCTGTGGGCCTTTTGCCACGCGAAGAACCGCAACGTGCCTGAAAAGCACGCGGGCGAGTTCGGCTGGGGCGACGTGTGGACGTGGACCTGCATCGACCCGGACACCAAGCTCATGCCCGCGTGGCGCGTCGGTCTACGGGACGCGGTTGACTGCCAAGCCTTCCTACTGGACCTCGCCGATCGGCTGCGGTATCGCGTGCAGCTCACCACGGACGGCCACAAGCCCTACCTGGCAGCCGTCGAGGAAGCGTTCGGCTCTGAGGTCGACTACGCGATGCTGGTCAAGTACTACGGGACGGACCCGAACGAGGATCGGAAGTTTAGCCCGCCCGTCGTGCTGGATGAGGAAGTGCGGGTCATTCAGGGCGATCCGGACCCGGCGAAGATCAGCACGAGCTACGTCGAGCGGTCGAACTTGACCATGAGGATGGGCAATCGGCGGTTCACCCGGCTGACAAACGCCTTCTCAAAGAAGGTCGAGAATCACGCGGCGTCGGTCGCCTTGCACATGATGTATTACAACTTCGGGCGACCACATAAGTCGCTGGCGAACCCCTACCCGCGAACCCCGGCGATGGCGGCCGGGATCGCCGATCACATCTGGACGTGTGAGGAGATCGCGGCGCTTCTGGACTGAATGTAGTGTGGATAAGTGGCATTCAGTCGTGGAAATCGTGGTTGACAATCCCTCTTGACAAACCTAGTATAGAGGCCTCAAAGGACCCCCCACGCACGTCTTTGGCGTGCGCGGGTATTCAAGGACTCAGGCTAGTGCCCCCTTCGGGCACTAGCCTTTCCTCTATCTAGCAGCCCTCCACGCAGGGCAGAGGATGAGTCTGTGGCAACGAGCAACCGTTTGCGGATCGTGATCGACGGCGGCTATCTGTTCAACGTCTTCAAGCCGTTCCGTGAGCAGGGCTACCGATACAGCCCAAAGCGGCTCGCTCGGCTACTCGCCCAGAACTACAACCTGACCGGTCCTGGCGTCCACTACGTCGACTCGATCAACGAACGAAACCCGGTCGTGAAGGCCAAGCAGGAGCAGTTTTTCAACGGCGTATTGCGGGATACGCTCGGCTGGGAGGTCGACATCCTGCCCCTGCAATGGCCGGGTGGTGAACCGCGCCAGAAGGGCACGGACAGCACGCTCACGCTCCTGATCTACAAGCTCGCCGTCACTAACGCCTGCGATACGCTGATCCTGCTGGCCGCCGACGCCGACTTCTGCCAGCCCGTCCAAGAGGCAGTGGCGCATGGCATCGTCGTTCGGAATGCGTACTTCGCGATCCGACCCTCGTATCACCTGCAGCAGGCGTGCAACGGACTCGCCATCCGTCTCGATGATTTGAACTTCCTCTACCACGTCAACGACACGCGGACGCTGGTCACGCCTCGCAGCGTCGTGGCTTCAGTTCAGGCTGCCGCCCAGGAGGCCACGGCGGAGCCGCCCGATTCAAACTGAGACACTACCGCCGCGATCGATTGTTTGCATTGCGAGCACCAGCGATACAGTCGTACTCAGATCGCAACGCTCGCGGGACGGCACCGGCCTGCGCTCTCCACCCGCGCTGGTAAGCGGCAAGGTGAGCTTTGACCCCCGCCGTGCGCCAGACCCGATGTCGCTCTCGCACTCGCGGCCGGTTCGCGGCATGCCACACCCGGTTTGACGCCAGCATCCGTTCATAGGCGACAGGATCCGTTCGCCGTCTGATGTAAGCGGCGGTCCATTCAGCCATCGGTCTCACATGGTGAGCAGCAGGACAAGATCGTCGTCATTGACGATGACGGTCGGCGCGAACGTCGTGAGGGCGATTGAGGCCGCAGCTGGCATCACTGTCACGTGCTGGCTGGGCGGTATCAGTGTCGGCGCGAAGCGCATGGGCTCAATCCCGAACCGGCGCTGGCGTCGAGCGACTCCGCTGCCGATCTGAGTCGCAGTCGCAACCACTGTCGGGCTGAACGCCGTCAGGACCAGCGCCGCTACACCCGGCGTGACGACGACGCTACCACCACCGACGGTCACGTCCGGCGCAAAGGCGCTCAGCGCCAATGCCGTGACAGCCGGCGTGACGACGATGTTGTCCGACACGCCGATCGTCGATGCGAAGGTCGTCAGGACGAGGGCGATTACGTCTGGCGTCGAGAGGACCGGCGTCAGCACGGTCGGCGCAAACGTCGCCGTAACGAGGCTCGCCACACCGGGTGTGACTGTCACGTTGTCGCTGACCGATACCGCCGGCGCGAACGCCGCCAGTGTCAGCGCGACCGTACCCGGAATGACACCGAGGCCGACGACGGGCGCGAACGTCGTCGTGACCAACGCGGCGATACCCGGCGTAACGACCTTGTGATCGGTCGCCGTGACGGCCGGTGCGAATGTCGTTGCGGTGAGCGCCAGCGTGTCCGGCGTGATGAGCTGGTTCTGCGTCGCCGTGACCGTCGGCGCAAAGGTGGCCGTCGTCAGACTGGCGACGTCCGGCGTGACCGTCGTGTCAGTGTGGACGCCCTGGACGACAAACTTGGCGGCCCCCGTCTCCGCAGCAGCCGGGTCGCCGTCCATGTGCAGGGTGACACCAGCTGCACCCGTCGTGACCAGCCGGTGGCCGAGGTCGCCCGACATGTCCTGACCGGTCGTGCTGGTGAAGTGTCCTGACGGGTTCTCGACGTAGTTGCCGTTCCACGTCACGAGCGCGCCCGTGTCGTCGATGGCGTCAGTGGCACGGGCGATCGTCGCCGAGTCGTCGCGCAGGCCGATGAGACCCATGACGACGCCACCCGAGGGCACGTCGACGGTGCTGCTGGCATTGACGGTGAAGGGGTCGGCGGCCGCGATCCCCGCCGTGACCGTCAGCGGCGTGTCCCAGATGTCGGCCGCCGCCTTCTGCCAGAGCATGATGACGACGTGGCCCTCGGTCGGGTTGGCCGACCAGTCGACCGTCGGCGCCGTATCACCCGACTGCCAATCGCGGTACCAGGCCATGACCTTGACGGAGCCGGTACTGACGCCAGCGTTGACGGTGCCGTCGGCGAACTCCGTGCCGATCAGCGTCCAGCCGGAAGGCTGGGCGACCGTGATGGCCCAGTCCTTCCACGACGCGAAGAGGAACATCCGGTCGCCCGCTGCAGGCGAGCCGGGAATGGCAACGGTGCCGTCAACGACGAGGCGCGCCCACGTGCCGGCAGTCTTGGGCGAGAGGGCCACGGGAGCCCTTGACTAGGCGAGCGTGAAGATGCCGCTCGCGTGGAGGGCGACCGTCAACGTGTTGCCGGTGGTCGCGGTCACATCGGCCGGCGTCGAATCGAGCAGGGCATAGCAGAGGACGTTGCCAGCAGACTCATAGATGACCGCGAAACGCGCCGTGATCGATCCACCCGAGGCGGTCCAGACCACATCGGCTGGGTCGTCCACCGTGACCGTCGTAGTCCCGGCCAGCGTGAGCGCACCCATTGAGACGCCGCCGGTCGTGTAGCCGTTCGCGTTGGCGTGCTCGTTGGTCACACCGGCGTACGTCGTCGAGGCCGCGCCGATGTTCGACGTCGACAGGAACAGCGCCATCAGGAAGGTGTCGGTGTTCAGGTCGAATGTGCCATCGAGCAGGCTCGTCCTGCCGCCGTTGGTGAACGTCCATGCTCCGGCTGCCATCAGCTGTTCCTAGCCATCGATGATCCTCACGATCTGCCCTTTCTCATCTCGCTCGATCCGGCGAGTTTTCGGCTCGGCCAGCAGTGCCTTGAGGTCATCAATGGCCTCTACGAACGAGTCGGTATGCACGTTTACGATGGGCGGCTGCGCCCTTGACTCGGCCAGCGCTGTCATAAAGCTGCCCATCTGGTCTTCGCTCGCGGCGTCTTCACGTAGCAGTTCCACAACGGACTCCATCGCCCTTCGCGTAGTCCCACGCATCACGGCCTCTCTGTCATTTTTCGGCCCCGTTGCCGGTGTTGGCGTTGAGAGTTTGGGTGGTAGGGCGGATGGGTCGAGCGTTACCGTGACTGGGACCAGTCCGGTGTGTTCAACGGCCGGCAGATTGAGGCTTACGAGCGCCCCGATCGGTTCGAAACCGGCACGGACGAGCACGCCCGCCGCTTCGACCCGCTGCTGGTACGTCATGCCGTTGGTATCGAATGCCGAAGCCGGGACGCTGTTCAGCGGGACGAGCAAGCCCACCCGCTCCTCGTCCGTGAGTGGATTGCGGTTTTCAAGTGCCCGC